GATGGTAAGCTTAAAGCATCGGACAATGAAAAGTGGCTTAAGCAAATTGGTCTTGGAATCTTTAAGTACGAGACAGTTGGAATAAAAAACACCGATCCAGCCTACACCAGGTCTCAAGAACAAAAAGAGCTTTGGGATAAAAACGTAAGTAGCTTACAAATTATTGAAAATTTAGTTGAGTTAGTTGTAAAAACAGGTCAGGATATTAAAGAGTCAGCCACTAAGATAAAAAAATTACCGCAAGAGGGTACGCAGGGTGTAGAGCAGTTTGGTAGAGGGTTTATAGAAGACTTAAAAGTTGCACTAACCAAGATACAAGCAAAAGTTGGAAAGCGACCAGATGGAACAATTGGATCGATCTCAGATGTTGCTTCAAACCGCATTGTGTCTATTATTGTAGATTTATTTGCAGACGACATTACATTTGAAGTTGCTATTAGAAAGATCAAACAGTTGCGAGTAGAGTTAAATGGAAAAGTACTGTCATCGCTGCTTCAATCAGTAGACTTTACTCAAGCACTTATTGATGTTGAGCAAAAGTACTTATACAACACTAGACGAACAATCAAAAAGATTACCGGAGCATTGTCGGTGGATACCAATGAGGATGAAGAAGATAAGAGTCAAGATTGGACTGGTGTTCCGATAGCTAAAAAGGATGCAGAGATTCGCAAAAAAGCAAAAGCAAGAGCAGATGAGTATCGTAAAAAATTGCAAAAGCTTAACATTGGTGGTTTTAATTTTTATGATGAGATGGTTAGATTAGATCGTATGATCACTAAGCGTAACGGATCTTTCCTAGCAGCTGTGATTGATAGACTTATCTGGGGAATTAACTATTTTGAAACCAAAGTACGTAACGAAGTTAAGAAATGGATTAAAGAAAAAAGAGAAGATGTGACTGCCCTAATAAAGAAAACAAAAGAGCAACACAAGGATAAGTTAGCAAGACTTAGACAGAAAGTTGCTAATGTAGAAGGTTTGATTCAAGCGCAAGTACTAGGATTTAGTGCTCGAATCTTTTGGACTGGAGCTACATGGCAAAATACCTATGGCACTACATTTCAAGTGCTATCAATCGGTCAGTTTCCAAAGCTGAGAGTAGTTGGATTAGAGAAAGGAGGAAGAGCTGTAATAGAGGAGATAGCAAAGAACTTCCAGAAGCAGCTAGATGGTATGTCGGTAATCGCTTTCCCAAATCCCTCCTACGGAATCCCACCACAATTAATTAAAGGATACAAGTAAACCAACCTATTTATAATAAACACAATCATATGAAAGCATCCGATTTTGCGCAAGTATTAAGAAAAATTATCAAGGAAGAGGTACGCTCAGTTATTCGTGAAGAATTAAAATCAGCACTCAATCCAGTTCTATTAGAACAGAAAAAGATGAAGAGTACAACACAGAACAGACAGCCACTGCCTCTTCCAAAACAAAAACCACAAAAGGATTTTGGTATCACAATGGATGGACCGCTTGGAGACATCCTAAGAGAAACAGCAAACGATCTAAGAAACGGAACGTCAGCTCCTATACAAGAAGCCGCAGGTAATGATTGGTCTAGTATGGGACACTTTGATGCAGGTGACGCAATGAACTTTGGTCATATGCAAGAAGATGATGGATACGACATGGATATGTCAGCACAGTTTTCGAATGACCCAACAGCAGCCTTTATGAAAGACTACTCAGGAGTCTTAAACAGCTCATACGAAAAAAGCGGAATGAAATAATGAAGCTTAAGCAAGTATTACGCGATATCATACTAGAAGGTAATCTGTCAGATTTTGATGGACCGAATACTCCTGCAGCGTTAAAAAAAGAAAAAGAGATTGGCAATAAGAATGTCAAACCGCACGATGCTATCGAGGATTTAGACCTTAATACACTAAACCGCAACGTAACAATTAAGGAGTATCGCTACGGCCCACTCAACCCAGCTGACGAAAAAGGATCTGCTCAGTTTTGGGAAGATAAGGCCAAGATGTGGGATACTACAGTAGAGGCTGCAAAGGAGTCTCGTTGTTCGAATTGTGGAGCTTTCAATCAAAAACCAGACGTTATTAAGAAGATAACAAAGGCAATTGGTGAGGAGGGTGATGTGATCGTTAAGGAAGCAAATTTAGGTTTTTGTGAGTTCTTTTGGTTTAAGTGTGCTGGTGCTCGAACATGCGATGCATGGGTAAGTGGCGGGCCTATAAAAAAATAATAAATGGCAATAGAAATAAAGAAACCGGTATTAGATTCAGAGCTTAATGTAGCTATAGGGATTGACTTGCCTACTAACTCTAAGCAGGGATCGTTATTTCAGCTAAACTACTTGACTATCGATCAAATGGTAGCCAACGCTAAAAACCTGTTATTCACTAATCACGGAGAGCGTCCAATGCTTCCGACGTTTGGTTGTAATCTTCGCAACATGCTATTCCAGAATGCAACTCCGGAACTAACCATGGACATTGAAGATACTATTAGAGAAAACTTTCAAATCTGGCTTCCGTACATATTTATAAATGAGCTTGTTGTTGATGCTCCTAATCTATCTCCAAACAGAGTAAACATCACTATGTCTATAAGTTTAATAGGCAATAAGTTTGACACGAGATCGATTCAGTTTCAAATAGACGCGACTCAGTAATAAATTGAATATGTATACACCACCATCAAAGGACATAAAGTATTTAGGAAGGGATTTCGACAACATTAAGCAAGGCTTAATTGACTTTGTCAAAACCTACTATCCAAATACATACAACGACTTTAACGAGTCATCTCCAGGAATGATGTTTTTAGAGCTTGTTGCTTATGTGGGTGACACTCTAAACTATTATATTGACTCTCAATTAAAAGAGTCCTTATTATTACAAGCTACTGAAAAGAAAAACGTATTAGCTATTGCTGCCGCAATGGGATACAAACCTAAGATTAGTGTACCTTCTACAGTAGACTTAGATATTTTTCAACTTATGCCAGCATCAGGTAGCGGACAAAATGCCGTTGCTGATCCTAGATATGCACTACGAATCAATCCTGGTATGCGAGTGCAGTCTAAAGTTGATGTAAACATTCCAACACTACTAGAAACAAAGCCAATCGATTTTTATGTACAAGGTATAGTTGATTTTGCAATTGACACAGCTACTGATCCAGTAGAGTACTCAGTATATACCCTTGACGCTAGTGGTAATCCAGAGTACTTTTTAGCTAAAAAAAGAGTAAAAGCGGTTTCTGCTGCACCATACCAATCTACAGCACCAATAGGACCACCTACAAAGTTTCTTAAACTAAAGATACCATTTGAGACAACACCACCTGACTTTATCGGAATTGACAGTATTGTAGATTCAGATGGCAACACATGGTATGAGGTTCCCTACTTAGCTCAGGACACTATGTTCGAACAGATCACAAACACAGCGTTTAATGATCCCGATGCTGCTGTCTATAGTGATGAGATACCATACCTACTTAAATTAAAAAAAGTACCAAGACGATTTGTTACACGCATCTTAGATGACGGAATCGAAATTCAATTTGGAGCAGGAGTAAGCACATCAGAAGATGAAGAGCTATTACCAACACCAGACAACATTGGAATAAGCTTACCTACTGGTAAACTTGATATGGATGCTTCTATGGATCCAAATGCTCCCGGAGTAACAAAGGCGTATGGTATTGCACCATCTAATACAACATTAACTATAACGTATTTACGTGGAGGAGGTGTACAGTCTAATGTTGCTAGTAATACAGTTACTACAATAACAGGAGTAGACACTAATACACTAAACTTCCCAACAAACACACCAGCACTAAATACTACAATTCTAAACTCTTTAGCTATAAACAATCCTACAGCAGCAGTTGGAGGACGAGTAGAAGAGACGTTGGATGAGATTAGACAAAATGCATTAAAGCAACTCTCATCACAAAACCGAGCAGTAACTCGAGAAGATTACTTACTGCGAGCATTAGCGATGCCACCACAATTTGGAAGTGTGTCTAAGGTGTTCATTATACCTGATGAGCAGAACAACATTGCAACCAGTGAATTAAATGATACTGTAGCAAACCCACTAGCCATGAACTTATATGTACTAGGCTACGATCAAAATAAAAATATCACCACTGCTAACAGAGCTATAAAAGAAAACTTAAAAACATACATCTCTCACTACAGAATGTTAACCGATAGTATCAACATTCGAGATGCATATGTTGTTAATGTCCAAGTGAATTTTGATATCATACCACTTAGAGATCGCAATGCTAACGAGGTTTTGTTAACCTGCGTTAATGCTATGAAAGATTACTTTAACATCGATAAGTGGCAAATTAATCAACCAATTGTATTGTCAGACATATACAATATGTTATTAACACAACCTGGCGTTCAGACTGTAACTAAGGTGAGTATTACAAACCTAAACGATTCGTCATTAGGGTACAGCAATATCTATTACGGTATACAAGAAGCAACACAAAATGGCATCATTTATCCAAGCTTAGATCCAATGATCTTTGAGGTTAAGTATCCAGATAACGATATAAAAGGACGCATAGCAACATACTAAGATGATATTACGATTTTATCCAACTAAGGACGCCACACTATACGAATCATCTCCAGAACGCAATACTGGGATTGATCAAATACTTGAACTGCAAACCGTACCGGCTACGGGATCAGCAGGTGCTGCAGCAACCTCAAGCTATGTTTCACGTATTGTATTAGGTTTTGACTACACAGCAATATCATCTAGCATTGTAGCAATGGGGTACAATCCAAACAACTTTAGCTATGGATTAAAATTGTATGCTACAGAACCACAACAAATCCCGCTAGATTATACTATAGAAGCTCGCCCATTAGCGTATTCTTGGAATATGGGAACTGGAAGAACTCACACTACCCCA